ACCATAGGTTAACTCAGTAACTACATTGCTTGCACCCAACTTAAATATCTTGTTGTTACCAGCCATGATGATGTATGAAGTTCCATCATTTGTAATCAACTCGCCAATAGCAGTAATGTTGTTTGTGCTTAAATCTGTGTTTAATGCAGAGTTAACTTTTGTCCAACCTTTTCTAGCACCTACACGACCATATTGGTCAATGACACAATTCACCGCAGTCAAAGCAAATCCACTCGCTAAATCTAAAGACGAGTCTTGGGTGTTCAACCCATAAAAGCCAGGGGCTGTGATGGAAAATGTTTGTATCTGTTGAGCCATTAAACAGCCGTAAACGCATCGTTTTCAGGGGAACGAGCCAACTCTAAAGCAATCAAGTCAGAGAGTGACGCTTTGTATATCCCATAGGCTTCTGAACTGTTTAAACCACCATCCTCGCCACGTTCAACCAATGCCCTAGCAAATGCACCCAAAATAATAGGTTCTTTTGCTAATAAAGTTGTACTCGCATCTGTTGAAAAGTCATTCTCAGGAATAACTAGGCTAAATCTAATGTTATAGGCTTTATCAGGGACAGGCCAAAAATTAACCTTCAAATCACCATTAGTGTCAACTGTGCCAAACGTATAGTTAACAGGTAAGTTTTGTTGAGGTGTTTGAATGGTGTAATAGTATGTATCGTAGAGTTCATGGGTAATAGGAGTCAGAACATAGTAACTAGTTGTGTTAATCACATCAATTGTTTTGAAGCGTACACCAGCACCTGTAAGACTGTAATTACCTGCTGTTCCTGCCGTTAACGTTACTGTGATAGCAGTATTAAAGGCATCCCAATCGTAAGCATCTGCAACACTACGCTTAGTATCGTTGACAAACTTGCCAACTAAAGCAGATAAAGTGTTTTCAGCAACAGAAGTAACAATAGGTTCACGCAAGCGAACCATTACATCGTTAACAATACTTAAATAAGTAGGTAATGCCATGACTACTTCCCTTTGTTCCTTGAGGAAATCGCTTTCGCTTTTGCCTTTGCGTCAGCCTTGGAATTTGCACCCCATGCCTTCAACGAAAGAAGCAGTCTTGTTGGTTCTCCATCCTTGTACTCTGCACCAGCCATATTGCCCATGCGAGCCAAGAAACTTGCTCTGCGAGGGTTATCCCCCGACTTTACTGGTGCTTTGAGATTGCCACCAGTTTCAGCATTATAAGATGCTCTGCCCTTGGAGTTCAACCCTCCTTTGGCATTTTGTCCTTCTTTTCTTTGCCAAGCAGGGGTCTTCATAACTCAATACCCTATTTTTTTCTTCTTCTTAGGTTTAGTCATTCCAGCCTCTGACATAGCAATAGCCACCGCTTGTTTTTGAGATGTAACTACTTTGCCAGTTTTAGAACCTGAATGTAAAGTGCCTGATTTCCATTCTTTCATAACTTTACCAACTTTAGCCATTTTCTTTGTTATCATGATTACTCCTTAGACCAATTCTGTAACTGAAACAGTTGAAGTAGTAATTGTTGCATCTTTGATAAAAGCAATCTTTTGAGAAGGACTTACTCGTACTATTTCAACACAATTAGGTGGAATCATTGCTGATGTTGTAAGACTTGCAGTTGGGCTAGTGCCAATTGAATAGTGGCAATGACCTTGACCACAAGCAATGCGAATCATAGTAGTTGTAGTACCAAAAGCCGTCATTTGAACGCTACTGGTGGTTACTGTTGCCACTTGGGTTGTGCCATTAGTAGCAACTCCAAAAGCCACTTGGTTGGGGTCGAGTTGAAAGGTACTCATGTCTTTTCCTTACTGAAGGGTTAGCATATAAAGGGTATTTTGATAAAGACCCACGATTTCGTCAATTGTGTTGTGCAAAGCAGTCTCAGTTCTTGGGCAAATTTGTTGACGATTACCCTCAATCCATTCCATCTCTGCTCTCAAAACCTCAGATATTGTGCCTTTGTATTCATTGGGTACGCTAGGAATATCTAATACCATTGCGTATCTGCCTTGAAATTGTTGAGCAAAGTCATCTGCCAAAGGAATAATAGAGTTGTAAAACGTATTTAAAGCATCGTGCTCACTAAAGGATTTAGTCTTTAAGTGAACTTTGTGAGCCGTATCCCTTGCTTGGAATAGAAGTCCTACAAACTTACCAGCCACACTATTTGCCATTTTTATTCCCCTTCATAGATGCTTTCATTGGTTTGCCAACAGCAAGAATAAATGTAACTTTTGTTTCACCACGTTTTTTTGCACCTTTTACTGCAGAATTTGCATTTTTATATGTTTGTGTTTTGAGTTTAGTTGCCATGATTAATCCTTGGTTATTGAGCCGCCTGATTTCCATGCGTCACAGGTTCTTAGTGCCGCACAGGTAAAATGAAATAACTCGCAAAATCCAAGGTCTGCCGCATCAATGAACTGTTGGTCATAGTCCAACTCATTGGGACTAGACTTAGATTTCTCCAGTCCTGACTTAATGCACTCCATCATTTTAGGAGTCTGAATAAATGCGGCACAGTTGCCACATCTCATATCTTTAATTACGTCTGTTGGTGCGTTATACATCTTGGCTTTTTTCAGCCAAAACGCATCATTAGCATCATTAGGATTTGGTGGGCCATATCCATACTCTTTAAAGGCATGGTTTCTGTTTTTCAGGTTAACCGAAACATCTTGAGTAGGCAAAGGACAAACTGTGCCTGACAGTAAGCCTTCTTTCACTTTAGCCACCTAGAAGCAAAGAAACTAATCACACCACTAAAAACAGAGGCAATTGCCATTCCCATCCAAAACCCACCCTTAGATTGATTAGCCAATTCTAAAAGTAACTTAACATCTGTACCCAATTGAGAAACCTGTGTCTGTAAAGACTCTACTTGAGCCTCTAACTTGCCAAAGTCTCTAGCGTCAATATCAGACATTCTGAACCTTTCGAGGTCTACCCATCTTCTTAAATTGCGGGATGGGAGGATTAAATTTTACTTCATTTAAAGGTTCTTCTTTTACATCATCTAACCGAATATAGTTAGGATGACCTCTCATGGAATCAATGTCATGTTGAAGATTGAAGGTAATAACAGTACCTGTCGTTGTATCTTGAAACTGAGCCATAAAAACCTTTAAATGAAGAAAAGGGGGTTTGTGACCCCCTCCCCCTGTTAGACGATTAAACGCCCAACGACTACACGAATCTTAGTTGATGCTAAGTCAACAGTAGAGCCACTTTCGTTTTGTACACGCAAAGAGACTACATCAGCCGCAGAGACATAACCTGTAACAGTTAAACCCGCTTCTGATACTGCAAATGAACATCCTAAAACCATGTCACCTAATGCAACCCCAGGTACTGCAATAGTGTCTGTCTCTCCTGCCGCATCTACCAAAGAACCCGCATCAAGTGTTGCTGTGACCACCCAAGTGTCGCTAAACATTCCTCGGAACTGGTCATTACCTCTACGTGAGGTGATTGACGTTGCTGCTGCCATTTTGATTTCTCCTAATTGTGATTAAAAAAGACCCCCCCACTAAGGAGGGGGCAACTGCAATTAGGCAGGTACTGCTAAAGCAAATGCGGAAGAAGACTTAGCCAATCCCGTAGATGCGGCAGTACGCAATGCGGCAACACCATACAGAGTGTCAGCAGTAAACAATGTACCGAGGTACTCTTGTTTGTACTGAGTCTGCGAGCGAACTGCAACTTGCTCAACCAATACCATAGCCTCTTTGTGACCCATCAAGCAAATGCGGTCAGTTTGAGTAGAACCATAACCTACGTCAGCGTTGCTAGTAACAAATACGGGGATGCCGTATAGGTTACCAATTTCGCCATTGCGGATTGTGTCTCCATTACCAACAAAAGCCTGCTCTGTATAACGGGCAAGACCCATTAAAGTGTTACGGCTTGAGGGTGGGATGATGAAGAAACGACCATCCATAGGAGTGTCATTATCATCAAGACGTTGGATAGTTCTGCGAATAGCGGCATCAGTCAATGCAGAAGCATTGGAAGTTGATGAGTTATAAGCAGTTGTACCATCGCCACCAATGTAGGCTTTAGTTGTTGCAGATGAAGTGTAATAGTCATCAGTTCCAACTGTTGCACCATTGAAAGAACGACCCAATTGAATCAAATCGGTATCTACTTGCTTGGCAAGTGCATAACCTGCATCTGCTGTGTAGAAAGAGCGCAATGAGTTCAATGCTTGTGCTTCGACAATATCTTCAATCAAACGTGAGTATTCATAATGTTTATTTATGCTTACTTGCACTTCTGATTCAGTATTGACAATCAAAGTAACTGCGTTTGTAGCGGCTTTGGCAGTAGCAGAACCACGAACAGGGGCTGGAATGTGAATGGTGTCACCCTTCTTACCCTTGAAGTTCATCTTCATTACCAAATTTGCTAAAACTAGGTTCTTTTTATATGCCGCAATAATCTCATCCGACCAAATTTGGGGGATGAATTTAGCCGCAGTAGTAGTTGTTGTATTACTTGCGGGGGAAAATGCTGTTCCTGTTGCCATGTTAATTCTCCAAAAAACAAAAAGTTAAATTACTTGACTCGCCCATCGGAATATGCTTGCATGATTTCATCACTTAAAGCATCATAACGATTAGGGTCTGTCATTTTGAGCCTGATTAGGTCTGCCCGTCTGTAAATTCTTTTACCTGATTCTCCCGACCCACCTGAATCAACTTGAGCCGCACGAAGGTTTGTTTTCCTCTGTGTCTCGCCTTGTTCTTCAACTTGCTTGGATTTAACTCCACGCAACTCTTTGTAGGTACTGAGCAGTTCGTGAGCCGAATCATAGTCAAATTCACCATCAGCCTTGGCATACAACCCTATGCGAACAGGTGAAGATTTCACCCAGTTTACAAAGTCCGAATCTTGCACTAATTGTGAAAAATCAGGATGGTTCTGTGCCAACTTCTGTTGAATCTGCATCCTTTTGAAATCTTGACCCGCTTGTCGAGCCGCCATTACATCAGGATGACTATCAATCGTCTGTCTTACTGCCCTTTGAGGGTCTTCAAAAAAATCAACTTCAGGTTTTACTTCTGTCGGTTGCGGTTTACTTACAAGGTTTTGCTTGATAAGTTCATCAGCTAATTTGCGTACTTCACCCACCTCTTGAGCCTGTTTACCAATCAACTTTTCAGCCTCTTGGTGCATTTTGATGACTTCTTCAAGCCTTTTATCCCTGTACTTGTCAGGGATGCCTGAATTGTCACTATCAACAGTTGTGTCTAATTTCGCTTCTTCAGCCTCTAACTCACCTTGCATCTCGTTTTCGTCATCAACTAACATACTTATTTCCTTTTCCAGCCAAAACTTTGGTTGTTGGACAATCAACTCGGCACTAGGCTTATGAGTTGGCTTTTTGCTCCGCTTTCAATTTATCGGTGTGTCGCTTGTCAAATCTGCCATGTGCTGACGGGAAATGACCACTCCACCCCTCCAAGTTAAAATTAGGAGCACTTACTACACGATGGGCTAACGCACCACAAACGCATTGGACTTCCACAGACTCATAATCGGTGAGTTTATCCATGCGGTGTCCACTTTCGCAGACAAATTCATACATTCTTTTCATTCAATTCCTCATAAGCCACTTCGCTGACCTGTTTCAAGGTTTTTAGCCAAGTTAATATGGAAAGTTCCCCTTTTTTGAATTGAAGGGATTTTTCGTCTTGAATTACAGAGATATTATTAAGGGAAACTATCATGTTGTCAATATCAATTAATAATTCCTTCCAACCCTCAGATGCCATCATCGAGAATCGGTCTTCATAGTATCTTTGTAATTCAGGTGTCATGCTGGAGTTTCCTCAACAGGAGGCTCAGGAATAACAGGAGCAGTCCAATTAGAACCATCCCATGTCCAACCAATTCCAATTTCATCAGGTGCAGGAATACAAGTTATTCCTTCAGGGGGTTGCCACTTATTTGTGTCTCCATCCCATAAAGAAACATTCTCAACCACACCATTTTTAACCATTGCGTATCGTATTACCATGAAGTTACCACTACCTTTCCTTGTGCTCCTACACCACCACGACCACCAATAAGAGTGCCTCCACCCCCACCAGCACCACCTCCGCCCGGAGTTCCACCATCACCACCTTTAGAGCCAGTTCCTGCGTTATTAGCCGCACCGCCTGCTCCTCCGCCTCCTGCTTTGGTTGAATCTCCTGCCGCACCATTTGCTGATGCAGTTCCTGTATTTATTGCCGCACTTGCCGCACCACCACCTGCTGTAGTAGCCGCACCACCTGTTAAGCCTCCTGCTCCACCAAGTTGTGAAGTACCCGGAGTTGCTGCATCAATACCCCCGCCTCCGCCTCCGCCTGCCGCAGAGAAATATGAAGAACCTCCAGCCGCACCTGCATTGGTTGAAGTTGATGCACCGCCACCACCTCCGCCACCTAAATATGATGAACCAGTTCCACCGGGAGTCGTTCCCGCTGATGAACCACCTCCGCCTCTATGGTCATCAGATGCTGTTGCTAATGATACTGCTACAGTTGCACAAAGACCTCCTGATGTACCTGTTGAAGTCGTTGCTGGAGAACCATTAGCACTTCCCCCTGCACCGCCACCTCCACCACCGCCAATAGTTGCAGAAACACCACCTCCACCTCCACCATAAGCAACTAAGAAGTTGCCAAAACGTGATGTGCTTCCTACCAATCCCGCTACACCAACAGCAGAAGTTCCACCACCCCCTCCGGGTTGAGATGACGCAACAGTAACACCAACAAAAGGAGTTAATTCAGCAGACAAAAATTGCATTACTAAACGTAAACCTCCCCCTGCACCTCCGCCTCCGGGTCTTACAGTTCCTGCCGCCGCACCTGTTCCACCGCCTCCACCGCCTCCACCGCCTGTACAGTCAACAGATGTGTAAGTTACACCAGTAGGTCGAGTCCATATTCCATTAGCCGTAAATACTTGAATATCAGTTACCGCAGTAGGAGCAATTAACACATTACCATTGGAATCAATAATTGACCAACCCCTTGTATCTGTGAATTGCAATGTACTGTTAGGCGCAAGTGCCATTGATGCCACATAGTTGTATAAAGTTGCATTGTCATTTAAACGAATGGTGACACTCACAAAATCTGTATCTTTGTTGGCTACTGTGATTAAATTTACTTTTCTTTGTGTACTTGCCGCAGGAGCACTAAGAATATCAACCGCAGTAGCACTATTTGTTGTGGATAGTTGAACAGCAGGAGTTGTCGTTGTTGATGTGAAATCTACATAGTCAACAGTTACGGGTAATTGGTTTGCATTGACTGTTGCGCCAAGCAAGATTTGAAGTTTTCGAGTTGTTGTATCAAGTATCATATTTTTACCAACAGTAGACTACTACACGACCAGCCGCACCATTGCCACCAGCACCACCTGTGGATGTACCACCACCTCCGCCACCACCACCGCCTCCGGGAAATCCTCCCGCACCACCTGCACCGCCTGTGGTCGAGTTACTTGCTCCACCTCCCCCACCACCTGTTCCGCAAGCAATGGATGAGCCTGTTGTTCCAGCAGTTCCTGCCACACCAGTTGCCGCACCACCTGCACCACCACCACCCGCCGCAGTTGCAGAGCCACCAGTAGAACCACCTGCCCCACCTGCTTGAGCAGTTCCCGGTGATGCGGCATTAATACCACCTCCACCACCACCTCCAGCCGCAGAATAATATGAACTGCCACCTGAGTTTCCTGCTACTGTGGATGTAGAGCCGCCTCCTCCTCCTCCGCCGCCCAAATATGATGAATTGCCCGCTACTGTTGTAGTGCCAGCCGCTACGCCTGAACCTCCAGTATTTGTTGCATATAAAGTTAATGCAACACTAGCAAGAAATGCAGAACCACCAAGAGCCGCCGCACTTGTAGTAGCAGATGCACCAGCAGATGTACCACCTCCGCCGCCACCACCTCCACCTGCACCTGTGTTTGAAGCCGCACCTCCGCCACCAGCATACCCATAAAAAATTGCGCCAAAAGATGAATTGTTACCTTGAGTACCATTTGAGCCTGCGGCAGATGTACCACCACTACCACCAGTAGCGGTTGCGCCAACAGTAACAGTTACACTACTTGCTAAATCTGATATTTGGTAAAGTGCAGTTAATTTATTTCCACCAGCACCAGCACCAGCTCCTGAACGGAGATTGCCAACCGCACGACCTTCTGCGCCACCACCACTTCCACCACCACCAGTTACTTCAACATAAGCCAAAGAAACAAAACTGGGTTTAGTCCAAGTGCCGTTAGCAGTAAATATTTGTACATCAGAATAAGCAGAACCTTGAGCAGAAAGAATCTGACCCGATGCGTTGATTACAAACCAACCTCTAGTATCTGTGAATTGCAAAGTTGAGCCAACAGCAAGAACCATTGATTGAGCAACTCCGTAAATAACAGAATTGTCGTTAATCTGAATTGTTACTGTTATGGGTGAAGTATCTTTATTGGCAACAGTAATGCCGTTAATTTTGTATTGCGTACTAGAAGCAGGCGCAGAAAGAATTGTGACCGCAGTTGTAGAATTTGTATTACTTAGTTGAACAGATGGAGTAGTTGTCGTTGCATCAAAAGCAACATAGTCAACAGTAACTGGACATTGATTAGCCGCTACTGCCGAGCCTAACAAAATTTCAAGTGTTTGGGTTGTTGTGTTAAGTATCATTACCAGCCCCACACTCTGACTTGACCTGCCGCACCTTTACCGCCTGCACCACTTCCTGCTAAATTATTACCGCCTGCTCCACCACCTCCACCGCCTCCGCATGGGTAACCGCCATCTCCACCTGCGCCACCAGCAGAAAAACCAGTAGAACTAGAAGCACCTCCACCGCCTCCTCCACCAGCCCAACCAGCAACTGCTAAACCTTCACCACCTGCTCCACCAACAATTAAACCTCCAGTTGCACCACCACCTGCTGTTATTGCTCCTAATGCGCCATTAGTACCGCCATTAGCACCAACAGATGCCGCACCTGCGGCAGTTACACCACCACCTGATGCACCACCACCGCCACTAAACCATGAACCATAAGAATTAACACCAAGCAAACCTGTTGTTGATGAACCTGAACCTGCACTACCGCCCAAAAATGAAGGTAATCCATTTCCTCCAGAATTAGAACCAGCACCTCGACTATCAGAAAAAGCCGCATTACCAGTAGATGCCGCAAATGCACTTCCGCCTATTGCGTTACTTGCCGATGTAGCTGAAGAACCAGCAGAAGTACCTCCTCCACCTGCTCCGCCTGCACCACCTGCCCCTAAAGTTTGTCCACCAGCACCTCCACCACCAGCATATCCAATTAAATAAGTACCAAAAGATGAATTGTTGCCAACTGAACCATTGCTACCTGCGGCATTAACAGCACCACTAGCGGCAGATGTTTGTGAGCCAACAGTAACAGTTACAGTAGATGGTAAATCTTTAGCAAGGAATAACTGACGAGTGCGTTTACCTCCACCACCTCCTCCTCCGCCTTGAAGAATTGCACCATTTACTGCACCTTGACCACCGCCTCCGCCTCCGCCTCCGCCTGAAACTTCAACAAGGAAGAAACGACAGTTTCCGGGCTTATACCAAGTGCCATTAGCATTAAAATCTTGAACCCATCCTGCTCTTAAATCAGCGATACCACCCGATACTCCAACAATCCCCCAACCATTTTGGTCTGTGTATTGAAGTGTTTGTCC